CTTTTATTCTTTTAAAATGCCTGATAAAAATAATATAGTTTTTTCTTTTCATCCTTCACAACTCCTTAAAACGGCAACCCATCATCTGAAATATCCATTGGATCACTTGCTCCAAAACTTGGTGGCATCTGGTTTTCCATACTTGAGTGGTTCGCAGAATTATCCTTCTTTTCAAGAGTTTGAAAACTTTCAGCTACAACTTCCGTCACATAGACACGTTGTCCTTGCTGATTATCATAGCTACAAGTCTGGATGCGGCCAGTGATTCCCACAAGAGCACCCTTTTTGATCCAGTTTGCAAAATTTTCAGCTTGCTTGCGCCACATGATGCAACTGATAAAATCAGCTTCACGATCACCTGCCTGATTCTTAAAATTGCGATTCACTGCCAAACTGAAAGTCGCAACTGCAACATTTGATGGTGTGTATCTCAACTCAGGGTCACGAGTCAAGCGACCTACTAACGTAACATTATTGATCATCTTTCTTTTCCTTTCCTGTCACACATTCAACAACTGAGTAACCGATAAAAAAGCACAGAAAAGTTATTCCAAATTCTTTAATACATTCAATCATTTTCTTACGCTTCTTCATTTTTTAAAACGGCATCCTGTATAAAAGTATTGCCAATTTCATAGTGTTTGTATTCCTTAGCTGTAACTTCAAATGTTTCTTCAATTTGCTTATTTCCTACATGTCCAGAAACGACCAGAATATATCTTCTTTTGATTCTGGTTGGCACAAGTACCGAACTTTTTCCTGTCATAACAGGTATGAACGTTGTATGAGGTTCATCAATGTACTTGTCTACAACCGTCCCACTCGAAATCTGGTGACATGCTACGAGGAAGGATGCAAATAAAACAACACATAGGATTTTTAAATATCTCACTCCTTGACCTCCAAAAGCTCAGGATTTTCGTAGACGTTGCCTTGAAGATATACGTCACAGTTTTCAATACAGTCGAATAGATTATCCCAGACCTCTTTTTCTGTGCGTATATCTAACAACCTAAACATACCGTTATCAAAGATAACTTTTGCTCTACCGCTATCTTCAAATTCATCCCAATAGGTCCAAAGGATGACATCTCCTTCAAAAATTTCCTTGTCAAAATCATCTTTGAGCCCTGTTGATTGCATGATAATTACGTTATCAAAACCAACAAATCTTACTCTTTTGTCATCTATGTAGTGTATTTTCTTATTGTCGCAATAAATCCCATTGACAACATGTAATTTTGATGTCGTTTTATCCCACGCTCTAAATTTTGGAATCATCCCAAATCCTCCTTAAATAAACAAACTAGCTAACCATATCAAAAATGCACAACTGAACAACGAACGGAGATACAACGATTACAAATACCGCCCCAATAATAATTCCTAGTTTTTTCATTTTATAAATCCTCCTCTTTTACAAACACCCCATCGATCATCTTACCTTTGCGGTCCTTGATAACTCCATAAGCTTCTTCTAAGCAATTTTCAGCTGTAGTTCTATTACAAAATGAGACCGTACTGATCACACTGTCAAGAAACATCAAATCTGCTTTGATTAAAGGAATCTGTGTCTCATTGTGACAGACATGAGCATATAGCTTCTGAGCGATATTACCCAAACTAGAAACCATCAGCAGCAATTCAAGTTCCTGTTGATTGGCTGAAATCTGAGCCCCATTCTTAATCTGTTGTTCAAATCCAATCAATACTACCTGGATGTCTCCGAGCGCATCGTAAATCAGTTCAGATTTATCCTTTGCGATACCTTCAAACAATTCTCCTGATTCTTCCATCAGCTTTAAGAATTGCTTTACAGGATTCGCTTCATGTAGATTTCTATCTACAAACCACTGTTGAACCTTTTCTTCCAAATTGATTTTTGTATTCATCTTATTTTTCCTCCGTTGCTTCCGCTTCTTTAAATGATCCCATTGTCTTAATAATTTTTTCTAACATAGATTTATGTAGTGTGATGTAATTATTTTTCTTCACTTGTCCACAGAATATACAAATTCGTTTGCCAAGGTAATTACATTTTCCGTCTGAACGGTAACTTTCAGCTGACTCAATTTGTTCTTTGTTAGCTGAGCTAACAAGAATTACTTCATCAGACTCGTTCCAATCAGGAATTCCCATACATTTGTGAAAATTCTCAAATGCTAAATCCATTAAAATATTTTTAGCCATTATTCTCCTCCTGAAAAAGTTGCTAAGTAATAACAGTCCTTAGCACCGTAGTCGAATCGTGTCGTCCGCTGGCCAATGTGCTTCTGAAACCTTGGGTGAGTGATAGCCGAGAAAGCCCATTGATGGTCTTCCATCCGTTCAATAAGATCATCAACGTTATTAAACGTCCCAAGAAAAAATTGACAGTGCCCGTTATAGACGAAGTAAAGATTTAACATCAATACCTCCTAAAATTTCATAAAAGCCATCCAGTGAGTTGTCCCACGCCGTTGCCCAAAAAGTGGTTGTTGGGGAACTAATTCCAAAATTTCCTTAACATTTACTTGAGCATCAGACCACTTGAAAATAAGTGTTCCTCCTGTTTTCAAAACCCTAAAACATTCTTCAAAACCTTGTTGTAAATCTAACCTCCAAGTCAGTAAATCTAATTGTCCATATTGAGCACGCATGAATGATTTCTGACCAGCCCATAGCAGGTGTGGCGGATCAAATACAACAAGATTAAATGTTTCGTCGTCAAATGGCATATCTCGAAAATCTGCAACAATATCTGGTTTTACATTGATTTTCTTTTTGTGAATTTCAAATTCTTCTTCACGTCTATCCATGTATGTTGTGTGTGGTTCCTTTTTATCGAACCAAAACATTCTAGACCCACAACACGCATCTAGTATTCTGATATCTTTCATCTCTTCACCTGAATCACATAGAAATTCCCAAATGATCTAAGCGCCTTAGCCACCTGCAATGCGACCGCACGAGAGACAAACCGAATCGCTCCTCTCTCTTCTGAAAATGAGATATCAATTCCAGTCACACCGATTGTCGCAGACATCAAGTACGGTTTTTCTTCTTTTGTTCCGTGTTTCAAAATAAACATCAGTTTCTTCCTTTCTCAAGTCTTTCTAGCATTTCTTGTTTCTTCTTCTCAAGGTCCTTTTTGGTCTCATCACTAGTCTTATTGACATAGTCTGGTTGTGACCATTCAGGAACGTTTGATTTTTGATTCCCTGACTGACCCTTGATTTTGCTTTCTTTGTACGCTCGCTCACGTTCATCGACTGCTGCAATCGTCAAAACTCCATCATTCTTCCAATTCGTCAAAATCGCTCTGACATAGCTAAATTTCCTTTTACCATTGTCAGCAGCAAGACCAATTGCTTTCAGAACAACTTTCGCTTCCATACCATCCAAAGTGATGAACTCTTTCAATATTTCAAATTGAGTTCCGTCCAACGGAGCGATACGAGATTGATATTCTTCGACGATGAGTGCGACTGGATTTTTATCTACATCTTTCTCTATCTCTGTATCTATATCTATATCTATATCTCCGTTGCAAGTTGTTGCAATAGTGTTGCAATGCAACGCTGTTAATTCTCTGTGCTTACGACTTCTGCGAGTGCTCGCCGTTTCACTTCCGACCATTTCAGGAACTTGTTCTAAGAAATAATCTCTGTCATTTTTTCTAGTCAGCAAGCCCTTACTCTCCAAGAAAATCAAAGTGATTTTAATATCTTCAACATTTTCATCAATAACTAGAGCGATTTCTTCAGCTAGATTATCCGCAAGGCCATCGTAGTAGATGTGCCCTCCATCCTCTAAGCTAATCAACATCATTTTGAGATAGATAATGGTATGCGTGTCGCCCCCTGCAATTTTACGAAGCAATTTCATTTCTTTGGACTTGAAAAAATCTTGAGCAAGTTGAATCCAGTAGTATCGCTTGTTTTTAACTACCATTGATGCCCTCCGTTTCTCTACTAATCCACAAATGTTTCTTTTCGTGTCACGGGATCAATATCCACACGTCGCCCTGTTTTAAAGTCGATAAAGCCTTTCTCAACTTGTGGCGCTTGAAATTGAATCTTCTTCGGTCTCATGGCTATTTTCAGCTTGATATTCATAATCAGCGATTCAATCAAGACTACTGACACCAATGTGCATACTGCGATAATTTGTAAATTGTTCATGTTTTTTATCCTCTTTTGTGCTATAATATAGTCAAATAATTTTGCTAAGACCTTGTCCAGAAGCCTTTTAGTAAAGTTATTAGAGTTGATTTGAGAGCCATTCCTTAATGGCTCTTTTTGACCATTTCTTACCAGGGAGTTCTTTTGGAAATCCCTTCATGTAACGATAATTATTTGAAAATGTGTCATAGTTGATTCCTAGAAATTCGCAGGTAGTGCCTACATCCATCAATTCAGGATAGTGGTCACTATCTTTTTCTATTTCAACCAACCTTGTGATCGTGTCCTTGATAATTGATTTGATCCAGTCCGATAATGAAAGTAGAACATTATCCATCTTTTACCCTTTCTAAATTTCGTCAAATGAGTTCAATTTCATGATTTTCATCTTAGTATTGGTGCTTGGTTCCCAAGTCATCCAATATTTCAATGCTGCTTCTGCAAACTTTTTCGGTAGTAAGTCATAGCGACTAATATTAAAATGATCCTTGAAATCAATCTCTGCCTGTCTGAAGACAGATTGAGCGAAGATTTTATCAGCATAAGCTGGACTATCAATCCCACCCAAGCAAGCCACGACTCGAGCCTTTCTCTTCTTCAGGAGCGACTGAGCATAGCTTGGATGAATCGGTTGCTCACTCTTGAGGTAGTCGATATCTTCCAGCATAGTCGCTTGCTGTTCACGCAATTTCTTTTGTCCAGTAAATAGAGCGATAAAGGCATCCTCGTCCAAGTCCTCACGGATGAAACCACCCTGCTTGCGAATAGCTGGCAAGACCTCTGATGTCACCCATCGTTTAAATTCTTTCGCTTGAGGCAACTTGCTGGATAAGATAAGAGAGTAGAGACCAGATTCGTTGATGATGATAGTGTTTTGTGTTCGACCTAAATTGTCGGTGAGTCCGTATTTCACGGAGTCATCTTCATCAACGTGCCGAGAAATTGCGTCCAGTGGTTTAGCATATCCTAAGATATCTGCAACATTCTTCCCGACAAACCACGGCTCGTCATCAATTGTCAAAGTACGGACTTCCTGTCCGTGAAAATTAAAAATTTCGTTCATAATATTCCTTTCTAAATTTGGTATAATAAAATAAAAACGATTGGAGAGTTTTATGAAAATAGATGTGCCTATTGAATATAGAGATTGTCGAAGAACTACCACAATTAATACCCCTTCGAAATGCCCTCACTGCGGTAGAACCATGTCTCCTCTACAAGTTGGTCAAAGCAGAAGTTCTGAAACAACAAGTATTTCAGAAGAAGGGAGATTTTCCGTTATTTTTCGATGTTCCTTTGAAGATTGTTTAAAATATTTTGTAATAGAATATATCAATGATAATTATGAAAGTGCATCAATGGTAAATTATACCTACCGCCCTCCAATAAAGGTCAAACTCCCTGAAAATATAGAGAAAGTTTCTCCTATTTTTGTCGAAATCTATTCTCAAGCAACAATTGCAGAAAGTGAGGTATTAGATCAAATAGCAGGCGTCGGCTATCGCAAAGCAGCCGAATTCCTCATAAAAGACTACGTAATTTCCAAAAATCCATCTGACGAAGAACACATCAAATCAATCATGCTTGGAAAAGTAATTGCTGACTACTTGAATGATTTTCCAAAAATTCAAGCTTTAGCAAAATCCGTCGCTTGGATTGGAAACGATGAGACTCATTATGTCCGCAGGCATGACAGCAAAGACATTCAAGATTTAAAGAAGTTCATTCTCTCAGCGGCTCAATTTATAGCAGCAGATTATGACGCTGATGAAGCATTGTCTTTCACTTCTTCCAATTGAGAAACCTTAATATCCAACTCATCCAACTTCTCAGCAATATATGTCACGGTCCTCAATACTTCATTGAGGGCTGTTCTTTCTAGTTCGTTCATATTCCTCTCCTCCAGCACCTAATTTTTATGATTAGGTGTTTTTTGTTGCATAGCACGTTTTCTGATAGCTTTTCCCAAACAGCCAGCTAGGTGAAGCATATTCGGGATATTGCTTCCTTTGATGTTACTAATAGCACCTAAAGCCTCATAATAGGTTTCTGTATGTGCCAAAACATCGTCAACCATATTTTCAAAATGTTTCTCAATAATTTCTTTGATGAGATCATTATCTTGTCTTGTATTGTTCATTTCTTACTCCTCAAATTTTTCCCAAGGCTCGTTAATTCGTAACTTTTTATTGATACGAAGTTTCAAGTCATCACTTCCTTTACCATCTTTGAAAAGTTGTGTAATAGTTGATGGACTGACTCCGACTACGGTAGCTAAATCAGTCTGCGACCATCCACGTTTTTCAATTCGCTCTTTTACAAGCTCTATCCATTTGCGATGTTGTTGGCTCATGTGGACTCCTCCTTTTATTTTTAATAGAGTTAAAGAGTTAGTAAATTATTTCATAAAATACTTGACACATTTTAGCGTATCTGCTAAAATGAAAGCATAATTAAAAACCTTGATAAAATCTCATATCTATCAATTTATACTGCTCGGCAAAGCTATTTAATTTTTAGATAAGTTTTTATTAGTTTTTTAACTAACTCTTTAACTTACAAAAACTATTTTAGCGTAAACGCAAAATAAAGTCAACTATTTTTTGCGTATTTTGTAAAATATTTTTTGTCATGTCTTAGAAAGGCTGATAAATCAATGTTTTCTACATTTGAAATCGTAAAGGATTTATGCGAAAAACAAGGGATTTCACTAAATACCTTGGAAGAAAAACTAGAATTAGGCAAAAATTCTTTGTATGGATTAAAAAGGAATCAACCTTCTGCTGAAAGATTGCAACAGATTGCTGACTACTTCAATGTGTCCACCGACTATCTTCTCGGTCGTACGGATAATCCGAATATAGCTGGGGATACAAAAGGGTATACATGGCAAGGGAAAGTTCTAAATGTTGAAGAAATGGCATCAAATGTCATGATGTTTGGCGGTCGAGAATTAACAGACGAAAAGAAGAAAATCATCCAGTCTATCATTGAAGGCTATCTCAAAGAAGCTGGTGATTAGAGGTATTGCTTAGTGACTGAAAAAGAAATTATAAGTCATTTTCAGATTCGTATTATCGATTTTGACGGCAATCTAATGCCAGATGAACTTGGATTTTATGAAAAAGAAACCAATACAGCTTTCTTGTCAAGCAAGCTCGACAAGAAAGAGAGGGTTAAGGTCCTGTTGCATGAATTAGGACACAAGGGCCATACACGCTCAGAGTACCAGAATGCTCGTCTACGCTGTGAAAACGAAGCTGATAGGAATATGATCCATCATCTCGTAAAAGACGCACTAGAAAGCTTAGACGACCCAAAAGAGTTTGATTACCTCAAATTCATGTCCTACTACAATCTTAAAACCGTGACAAATGAAATCATGGTTAAGGAGGAATATTTTAATTTTATAAATCATATTAAAGGAGTTCAAAATGAGTTTTAAAGGCTTTATAAAATCAAAAACATTAGGTGAATACCTGCAAGCAAAAAAAGATCCAAAACTTATGGAAGAAATTGAAAATAGAGGAATGAAGACTGTTTTAAAAGAATCAGCTAAAGCTAGTAATGATTTAGCTAAAATTCAAAAACAGAAAAAAATAGATAAGAATGCTATAAAATGTCCACATTGCAATAGTAAAAATGTACAGTTCATGCAACAGAATAAAAAAGGATTTTCTGTAGGAAAAGCTGTTGGTGGGGCCGTCTTAACAGGAGGTATTGGAACACTAGCTGGATTCGCTGGTAAAAAAGGCAAAAAACAATGGCATTGTCAAGAATGTGGTAACATTTTTGAAACAAAATAAAAAAATCCCCACACTCGCAAAGTTTGGCGACTCTGAGTGTGAGGATATTCTGGATAGTAAAAGGCATTAAAAAGCCCTCTTTACTATACCCTATTTTACACCATGAAAGGAGTGATGTCAATATTCTCAATGTTTAGACCTTGTCCAGAAGCCGACAAACAAGGAGAATACAATGAAATATAATAAAACAAAATACCCAAATATCTATTACTATGAGACTGCAAAAGGCAAGCGTTACTATGTCAGACGTTCTTTTTTCTTCCGAGGTAAAAAAAGAGAGAAAAGTAAAAGTGGTTTCACAACTCTCCCTCAAGCTCGCGCAGCCTTGACAGAGATTGAGCAACAAATCCAAGAACAAGAATTAGGCATCAATACCAATCTAACACTTGATCAGTATTGGGATATTTATTCTGAAAAGAGATTGTCAACAGGGCGCTGGAATGACACTTCCTACTACCTCAATGACAACCTCTATAAAAACCATATCAAACCAAAGTTTGGTTCTGTTCTGCTTAAAAATTTGGATAGAAATGAGTATGAACTATTCATTTCTGAAAAATTAAAGAATCACACCAGATACACTGTTCAAACTCTCAATTCCAGCTTCATGGCATTGCTAAACGATGCCGTGAAAAATGGGAATCTTCCCTCAAATCGCTTGAAAGGTGTCTTTATCGGACAAAGTGATATCCCTGCCACAAATAAGAAAATTTCACTGAAAGAGTTCAAGTCTTGGATTTCTAAAGCTGAAGAAATCATGCCAAAAGAATTTTACGCTCTTACCTATCTTACCATTTTTGGATTGAGGAGAGGGGAAGTATTTGGGTTGCGTCCAATGGACGTGACTCAAAACGACAGTGGACGGGCTATACTACATCTTAGAGATAGTAGAAGTAACCAGACATTAAAAGGTAAAGGAGGTCTGAAAACGAAGGAATCAGAGCGTTACGTCTGCCTTGATGATATCGGAACAGACCTTGTATATTATCTGATAGATGAAGCTGCTAAGGTTAAAAGGAGATTAGGGATTATCAAAGATCAGCAAAAAGATTACATTACGATCAATGAAAAAGGAACGCTCATCAATCCTAACCAGCTAAATAGAAATTTCAATCTAGTCAATGAAGCAACAGGATTGCATGTAACACCTCACATGATGCGCCACTTCTTCACAACTCAGAGTATTATTGCAGGAGTTCCGCTTGAACAATTGAGTCAGGCGCTAGGCCATACAAAGGTTTATATGACAGATCGTTATAACCAAGTTGAGGACGAACTTGCTGAAGCAACGACAGACTTATTCTTGAGTCATATTCGCTAAAAAGTCCCCGCCAATCCTTCAAAAACTTCCCTCCAACTCCCCGACCATATTCCAAAAACTACCGAAATTTATCGGAAAATGATGTTTAGGAAATTCCGAAAAGCCTTTAAATAAAGCAAAAAAACTCCACCTGAGTGGGTGGAGTTAAGGGAGATTATTATGAAAAAGGTAAAATAAAATCTCATTAAATCAACGCTCTTGGAGGGTGTCCCCTCCAACTCCCCGATCTCTGGACAAGGTCTATTTTTTTGAAAAAAATTTAAAAAAACTTCATCAAAACTATTGACATTATACAACTTTAGTTGTATAATAGATACATAAGGTTAAGGAGGAAACCTTAGACAAGGAAACTAGTAGAAAGGAAAACAAAATGTTTAAGTTCAAACAGAAGCCACTCAAAGTCAAAACAAATAAGCTAGTAGTCAAAATAAACTTATTTATAATCAGCTTTGAATGGCACATCGAATTTGGATAGTGAGAAATCACTATCCACCCCTTCGGGGGTGTACTTAAATTATAACAGGAAAAACAATGAAAGTAAATCTAAAAATTAGAAAAACCACCAAGCGTGAAAAAGTTGAATTTATTATTGGACTTCTTCTACTCCTATTTGCAGTTTGGTATTTTATGAGGTAATATATGTCAGTAGATATTAAAGCTATCCGCTGGCTTTTAGATAACGCCACAGCCTATGCTATCAGCAAAAACTGTGGCGTATCTATTCAGGCCGTAGATAAGTATAAAAACGGTGTATCAGATATTATGAACATGCGTTTAAAACACGCTATCAGCATGACTTCTTACGCCCATACACTACAAGAAAAACAGTGAGTACCATCACTGTTTTTTCTATTTTGAGCAAGCAAAAAAACCGCAAGCATGAGCCTGCGGTTGGTGTAATCTAATTTGAAAGTCCTTTCTGTTTTATTTTTCTTCTTTTGATTTGTCAACAACGGTCACAAGGCCATCTGGTTCTGTCTTGAATGCTGGATCTGTGTGAAGTTCACCGTTAGCTTTCAAATAGTACCAGCCATCGCCAGACTTGACGAATTGTTTAGAGAGCATGTACCCGTCTTTTTCTTCCATGAAGTACCACGTTTCGCGATACTTAACCCAGCCTTTAGCCATGCGGCCATCTGATTTGAAGAAATACCAGCGATGGTTAAGGAACATCCATCCTGTGACCATTGCACCACGTTTATCAAGGTAGAACCAATCTTTACCATCGTTAAACCAACGATTGATTAGACAATATCCACGTTCATTGAAGTAGAACCACTCTCCCTTGATTTGCTTCCATGTTTTCGCAGGATAAGAGCCGTCTGACTCCTCCCACCACCAGCCAGTGGCATTTTGGCGCCAGCCAGCTTCAGATAGGCCACCTTCAATGTCTTTCTTGAATTGTTCACGACTGATGCCCCATTTGGCTAAGTAAGGATATGGATCAACATGGTCACTTGCATTTCGTGGCTGGTTATAAGTACAGTATTGGTGCGTCTTAATTCCAGCTAGACTGTCAGAATCAAGTGTTTTCGGAATTCCAGCTTCGTCTGCAAGATTCCGCAGAAGTTCAACATAGAGCTTATAATCGCGCATGAACTCTTCTTTGGTTTCATGGCTCTCAATCAGTTCAACTTGACCGTATCCTTCAACGTTCCAGCCACCACCTACGTCCCATGCTCCACGATCAGTGTACCAGGTTTGCATAACACGACCATTACCAACGACGTGAGAGAAGAAACCAGAATCAGCTGGTCTACGCATGTGATAATCCGCTTCATTTTGAGCGGTGGATCGTGAATTTCCAGTTGAATGAGCATGAATCTGACGATAGGGTTGCTCTCCAACCTGTGGCAAATCAGTTCTTAGTCTACTTGTATCAATATCCATGATCATTGTCCTTTCCAAGCTTCATTCATCTGCTTAACTGCTGATTCAATGAACGTATCAAGGTCACGGTCAGTCATGCTAATGTTATATTTGGCAAGCTCAGCACGGATTTTAGTTCGTGCTTGCTCCAGCTTCTCTTCGCCCTTGTAGCCAGTTTCAGAAGCGACCTGCTCAACTGCGTTGACTGCGTTCTTAGCAAGGATTTCAACAATCTTGATTGTCTTTTCTCCACCTTTTTTAATCAAAAAATCTTTGATAGATTTGACTGCGATACCAGCCAAAATGGTCAAGATTCCTGTAGCTGAAGCGATAATGATTTCAGTAATTTGTTGCATGTTTATTCTCCTTTATTTTTGTCGTCATCATTCTCAAGCAATCGTTGAAATGCTTTCAAGATTGGCTGAAAAATGGTGACATTTCCTTTTAATTTGCGGTAGTTTTCAACAAGAGATTGAAAAGTAAATGCGATGTACCCGAGATAAATCGAGTACAGAAATGCAAAGCCTGTTTTTTCAGGCAAGAGTACAGACATAGGGATAAGGATCATCAGTAAGAGGACCCCTAAAATCTTACGAAGTAAGCCATTGATACCGATTTTGCTCTTGTACTCGATGTCAGGATTTGCGATAGCTGCAATCGTCCCTGTCACAAAATCAATGATTTCCATTGAGACAATCAAAGCTAGAGCGTACAAGACCAGACCATCTTCGGTCTGGACGACGCTCCTTAAAAAATTGAAAAATTCGATTTGCATATATCCTCCCTACTCAATTCTTGGCATTACGACGGTTAAAATCCCCTTTTGGAGCATTTCAGCAAGTGCTTGCTCTTTGTATGTATAGCCTTCTGACTGCTGCATCTGGAATTTCAAGATTGTTGGTGTTTCTTTCGGCCACTTTGGATTCGTGTCGTAAGGGTAAGGCATCGATACGATGTCGCCGTTCACATAACGACGGTCTTTTACAAGAGGTTTGATGAACTGCGCAACCTTGCTATAAGTATTCGTGGGCATACCACCATTCTGGCCAATCGCTAGAGCAATAAGAACCTCAGTAATTGCTGATACGCTATCGATGTTCTCTTTGTTTTCTGTCAGGTCCGTCTTAGCTTTTGCCAAAGATTGTACTGCTTGTTCAATCTCAGCTTGCGCCTTCACGATTGCTGAGCCTGGGTCTAGCTCAGCCTTGATGATATCAAGCACTGCTTGAATCAAGACGTCTTCTTGCTCAGTTGTACGGTCACCTGCCAGTTCACGCATGTTCGTACTGTAACGAGTCCCATCTGACAAGCGAATTTCGACTACGGTCTTGAGATTATCCCCCAAACCACGAGTATAAGGCTTGCCTGCGAGTTCATAGTTATTGATTGCCATTTACCATTTTTCCTTTCGCTTCTTCAAATTTCGCTTTGAGTTTTTCATCTGATTCGATGGCCTGCTTCATCTGCTCAAGCTCCATCGCTGTTACTGTGTAGAGGGCTTCGAGCGTAGCCGATTGAGTAGCCTCTTTACTGATTTTCTCGCTAAGCGACTTAATCGCTAGACTGCTGATTTGCTTATCTGTTTCATTCATCTGTTTTCTCCAATTTCTGTATTTTTTGATTGAGTTCTTGAATGGCCTTAATCAAATAAGGCACGAGTTCAAATGTTCGATACGAGTATGCGCCGTCTGGGTTCTCATAGAATGCTTCTGGGACGTACTTCTGGACATCCTGCGCCATAATACCGCAAGAAATGTCCTCAATTTTGCCATCGTATTCTTTGCGATAGCTGTACGTCTTCAAGTTTTCGATTACATCGAGACCTGAGACCTGGCTATCTTGGATATTTGATTTGTAGCGACGGTCCGAGATTTCTTTATTCATCGGGATCCAGCTATAGCTTGAACCATTACGATAAAGGTAAAGATAGTTATTTGACTCTTCTATTCGTTTGTATTGAGGAGAATATATCCAGTAACCTTTTAGATAAATTACCCCATTTTCTTCGTATCTATAAACGATATCACCAGTTACTTCTAAATTTCCGTAAACTTTAGGATTATTCCAAAAATGAGCTGTATTATAGCAGTACATTTCACCAGTGTTTTTAACGAACCATGCTTTATTTCCTGGCTTATTCCAATTGTCTCCCCAGTTAACCCAAAGGGAAGTTTGATTATATCTTCCTTTTCCCGAAGAAAGACCAACATCAAAACTATTTTGTCCTGTGAGCCAATAATAAGAAGGGTCTTTGTCATGCGTACCAATCTGAAATCCACCAATACGACCTTTGTAACCTTCAAGCAAAGTCGCCGTGACTACAACTGACCTCAATTTGTTGATGAAGGCTTCTTTAGCAGCAAGCGTATCTGTGAAGATATCGCTTGAAACAAACATCCGAGCCATTGCTTGGTCCATAATCAGCTTGTCAGCTGTGATGGTCTTTGAACCGATAATCTCAGCGTTCAGTTTAGCAAAATTACCCTCGCCAACAAACAAGCGCTTAAAATACCCATCAATCGCTGTTAGTTCATCAAGCAAGGTCTTGCCTTTCAGCCTAATTTTCTCGGCTTCAATCAAGATTTGGTTATTCGTTGCATTAATCTGTGAAATGATTGAACCAGCGCTGGTTAGATTTTGAATTGCCCACGAGCCAGCAAGTTGAGTCTGAACCGTACGAACAGCTTCTAGTGTGTCATTTGGCGCCTGAGTGTAGTTTGATGCAATTGTGCCACGCTCAACTTTAATCAACCCATCCTCATACATTCGAGCTGATATTTTTACGAAACGAGCTTTTTCTGGAACCGTAACTAAATTCACATTATGCTGCTTACCTGAAACGATTTTGTATGCATTTTCTCCAGAAAAACGTTCATATACCTTTTTCTTGTATCCGTCAAAAAACTGCCAGACAAACCACGCTTTACCGTCTGGATCATTTGACGGAACGGTCACCCAGTGTTGAAAAATCATGTTGGTTTTAGGTGTAACAGCAATCAGATCCGAAACAATTTCTTTTTTTCTCTGATCAGCTCCAGCAATACCGCCTTCGAATGTCAAAAAACCTTTCTCGGATTTTGATGCTACGTAAAGATTCTCGTGAATGTCTACCGATTTACCGATTTCGACTTGGAACAGTTGATTGGTCAGAGCTATGCGAGCGACCTTATCAGCGATGTCATTCTCGTTTCTACCGATAATTCGTTCATAGAGCTTATTGGTTTCTTTCACTCGCTGAAATTCGATGAGGTCAGCCTTGTTATCAAGCTGCCGTCTCACTTGCTCACTGATTTGTTTTGCTTCTTGAGCTAGCAAACTACCTGCTCCAGCGTTTCGCAACGCTTCATCAGCCTTTTGCTTGATTTCGTTCAAACCAGTGCTGTCGAAATCACGAAAGCGCTGGTCGATTGTCTCTGTCAGACTTTTCTTGACCTCTTCCGCTTTAGCTTTGGCAGCGTTGAGACCGTCTGTGAATTGGTTGACTAGTTCCGCTTTTTTTCGGTCAAAATCTAGATCCGCATTCTTGATTTCTCTCGCTAATTGTGTAGCGAATTGCCCTTGCAAATGCTGAGTTTCATTCTTAACCGCATCATTAACAGCGTTAGAAAGCATATTGGACAAGCCTGACTTAAATTGCCCAAATCCAATAGATAGTAGCTTTTTTGCCATCGGGGAGTAAGTATACTTGGTGATTTTCTTACGAACGTCCATCTTGAATCGATCATGAAATAGACTGACAATATCAAAGATTTGAACAGGTACATCACTCTTTCCTTCAACTTGAATTTCTAAACTGTCTTCAAGCATGTCGCAGAGTGTTGTTCTGAAATACTGCTCACCGTATTTACGAAGTCCAGCTTCATCTTTTACGTCCTGGTCATTAACCTCAATCACATCTTCATAGATTTGACTGTACTTGTTAATAAGAGGACTATCCACAACTACAGAAAACTTGCGATCAGGCGCCTTTTCTCCCTCACCTTTGACAGTCGTCTTGAAGGTAATTCGAGTCTTTAAAGACTTCGTTGATGTCTTTTGTTTATAGCTAGACAGGTTTTTCTTATACATGAAAAGCGATTCATTTTCTGAACCGCCATTTTTCAAAAGTCGAACCTGGTAACCATGACGTACAAGATCGCCACCCCACTGACCAAGGATAGAGTGCTTATCTTTTGTAAAAGCGGCCATCGCGTTGACACTATCAGTGTTGAACGTGTGACGTTCGTCGATGTCTGAAAAGAAAGAGAACGGATTATCACGAGTAATGCTTCCGGCAAAGCGACTCAAGGCAGTTGAACCAGTCGCTCTATCCAAAGAAATCGGATTGATGACATAGTTGTTCAATAGTGTAAAGGATTGATTCGCATAGACTTGAATATAGCCATGTTTCTTTTGAACCTCGAAAATGACGAAATCTTGTTCGCCATGAAGGTCATCAGCCGTAAGGAAGGTCTCTTCCTTCAACTTCTCCCACAAAGCATCTGAGGTCGGAAAGCGAAAAGTCAGTTGATAGGTACTATTTGCTTCTTGAGAAATCTTGTCTGCATAAGCAGCATTTAGAGGAGTATTCCCATTTGTTAAGTAAATCAAATTTTGTACCTCCAATTTGGCCGAATAATCAATCTAAGAACATTTCCAGTAAATGTAATTCCACTTCTTCCGGTTGGGATTACAAAGAACCCTCCACGCTTTCTGAGCGTGTTCTGGACTGCTCCAGCAGCGTTGTAGATATTTTGTTTGCCTTGCCGACAATCAATTGTAGCTTTCGTTTTTACATTAAGATACATTGTTTCTCGGCCGATAGTAATCGAAACATCTCCATCTCCCTGAACCTCAATAATCGGTTCAGAGTAAATGGTTCCTGGATTGTTAATTGTTCCTGGTCCATTATAAGATTCAGGGTTAACCGTTTTTTGATAGCGAAAAGGTTGCATGTTTAGCTTGATTTTCAATTGCCATGCATGATTGCCAAAAGGTTTATAGCTAGCAGTTAAAAAATGAGCATAAAAAACAGATTCAGGATGATAGCTAAATTCCAACTCATTGTCATTCGCTTGAAATTTATCCAAGATAATCGAGATATCAATCATCTTTGTAACGTGAATTGTGAAAGTTCTGTCATAGCTATCATAAGAACCATCTAATACTCGATAACTTCCATTCACACCATGAAGCTCGGCCACCTCACCCTTCGGTTTGGCAGCCTCAACTTCTCCAAAGTCGGTCACAATACAACCTGGAAGGGTCGATGTATTAAAGCCATTAATGATCATATAATCCATTAGATTCCCTCCCTTGCTAAAATAGAACCATGTTGTTCGTAAGTGTTCAATGAGATTTTCTCATTGTCTAGATAGACATCTGACGATTTTTCAAGGATAGCGGTAAGGATAGATTCCAAACTTGACCTCATAATCGCAATCTCAGACACTGTTTTACTCTCTTGTACTTCCAGTTGAGCTGAAGGCATGGCCAAACGAGCCTCAAGATTTTTGGTGACAGAGGCAGTTGAATTTAGATCTAAGTTATCCCCTGAAAATACATCAGAGATTTCTCCAGCCATTCCACCTACTGTTTCCTTAACACCTTTAAACCTTTCTTGCAGTCCTTGGTCTAAACCTTGCATGATTGCATTACCTGCTGGAATCAAAAGTTTACGGTCATATTCAATAGGACCTTTGTGGTCACGAATCCAGTTTGCAATACCTCCAACAAAGTTTGTAACTCCCTCCCAAGCAGATTTTAAACCGCCTAAGAAGCCGTTAAGGATTGCTTTACCAGCTTCCCAAAGATTGATATTTTTAATGCCATTAAAAATATTGGTTACATTTGACACTAGAGTGCTTACAGCTTGCTTCATGGTATTCCACGCTGTTTGAGCGCCACTAACAAGTCCATTGATGAAACCAAGTACAAGTGATTTTAGCCCAGACCAAGCTGCGCTAGCTGTTGATTTGATATTTTCCCAGATACTGGATAAGAAACTTACAAAGTTATTCCATAAGTTTTGAGCACCTTGAATCAATCCAGTAATTAGATTCGATACTGTAGATTTTATCCATTCCCAGGCCATAGACGCAGCGGTTTTGATAAATTCCCAAATTGTACTAAGAACATTAGAGAAGTTCTCAAAAACACCAGTAGCGTATCCAACGATGACATCCACAACTCCAGAGAAGTATGTTTTAATACCCTCCCAAATCATGGAAACGCCATTCTGAATTCCTTCCCAAATCAGAGAAAGATCTGCTCCTAATTGATCAAAATTTCCTGTCACCAGGTCAATGATAATCAAAATAGCACCCAAGAAAATCGATTTGATAAATTCCCAAGCGCCTTCAAAAATCAATTTAATTCCTTCCCAAACTTGAGTAAGACCATCTGAAATGTTGTTCCAAATATTCATGAATCCGTCAATGAACGGTTGAACAACCGTCATGACAGCTGTAGTAATCAATGTCCAAGCGGTAGATGCGGCCTCCTTGATTGATTCCCATAAGTCAGAAAAGAATGTTACAACAGCATTCCACATCGCCTTTAAAGACTCAATGTAAGCATTCCAGGTTGTAACAACTCCATCCCACAAAGTGCTAGCACCTTCAGAGATACCAGACCAAAGACCTACAAAGAAATCAGCAATCCCTTGCCAAGCCTGCTTGATCCAATCCACAAAAGATGACCAAATTTGCTGACCAGTTTCTGTTTGTGTGAAGAACCATACAAGACCAGCAGTCAATGCTGCCACTGCCGTTACGATTAGGCCAATCGGGTTTGCAGATAAAACTGCATTAAAAATACCGAACGCTCCACTTGCTCCCATAGTTGCAGCCGCATTCGCCGCCTCTGCGGTAGTGAGTGCACCGGTTCTTACGAACTGAGCTAGCATTAAGCCATTCGTAATAGCTAGAGTTGCATTCCTGATTGCTTCTATTCCTTTTATTACAGTCATTACTGCTTTGTACCCAGCCCATGCACTTGTAATTCCGACAACTGCCGATTTTAGAAGATCTAAAGCAATAGGTGAATCTTTCAGCCATTTAGTAAATTTACTAAAGTTTTCAGAGGCTTTGCGAATAAAATTCGTAACGGATTCAAATGCTGTTCCAAGGAGATTCACTCCCTGCTCTCCATCTTTTATCCCTAAAAGATCACCAACGAAATCCCCGACAATCCCTACTACATCACCAATTGCAGAACCAATGTTCTCAAAAGTAACTCGGATATTGTCTGCGATGTTGACAATTTGAGTTGCAGCCTCCTCACTAAAACCAAGCGTATTTAGAATATCAATGTTATCCTGCTTGCTTAATGACCCAAAAATCATGTCAAAAAAGGTCTCAAAGATTCCTGTTACACGAGATAGTTGATCAAAAACCGCACTTCCAAAAGCATCCCCAAAAAGCTGAGAAGCAATCTGACTAATTCCTTCGGTCAAAACCAAGCCAAGACCAGAAAAAATATTTCCAACCATTGGTAAAAAATTATCAAAGAGAAAGGTAGAGGTTGTTTTAAGCAAAGCATGCAGAGAAGGTAGAATATTCTCCCCTAGCGCTAACTTTCCAAGTACATTCTGAGCTGCTGCTTTCATGGATTCAAACGATCCGCTAAAAGTAGATGCCGCCTCTTTTGCTGTTGTCCCAGTGATGTCTAAATTCTCCTGGATAGCATGAATGGCGCTATAAACATCAGAAAGGTTGTTAATGTCGTACTTGACACCAGTCAACTTTTCTGCATCAGCCAAGAGACGTTGCATTTCTTGCTTAGTACCACCATACAGTACAAATTCGCTATGATTCGCTAGATCATAACCGTCTTTTTAAGACTGCTCTATGTCGCCATAGAGATTAGACTATCTCTTATGCATTAAATGCATCCTAGCGCTTCGGCTCGCTTGAACCTACTCTACTCCATTAAAAAAACACCCTTTCGGATGCTTTTTTTGTTTCGATAGTCGTTACACTTTCAAGATTTTAGAACGTTCTCCGTCCCTGTAAGAAAATCTATATCCCCTTGTTTTTCCACGTCTTCCAATCGTTCCTTTTTCTAACATTAAAGAAATATTAGAAACAGTACAATCGAAGTATTTAGCAGTTTCAGAAATACTTTCAAATTCCATTGTGCCTATAACACCTAGCCATGCTAAATGCCCGCCACCTCTTTTATTTCTTTCTTCTGCGTATCTCGTTACTACGATTGTTTCACTTCTGACACCGATTGTTTCAAAACGTGAATTATTTTCTGAATAAGTTGCCCACCGCAGATTATCAATAGAATTATTTTGTCGGTTTCCGTCGATATGGTCTACTGTTAATTTATTTTCCGGATTCGGTATAAATGCTTCTGCAACCAATCTATGAATCGGGATTTTTTCAGATTTATTATTCTTGTATAGGTCAACTATTAAATAGCCATTCTGCTTATTTGTGAATGGTTGCTTGATATGTCCGGTTTTATCATTTCTGACTTCTCCGAATTCATTTATTGAATAGTTGTCACTTCTTTTGATTTTCTTCCACATACTGCCTTTTCCTAGTATTTGATAACTTTATTTTATCATACAATTAAGAAAAAAGCGACTAAAATCTTGCTTAGCACGGTATTGTCTAGGCAACTCCTAGAGTTTCACCGTTTTCACTAGGTTTATACTCGGCTATGGTTTTTCTACCGAGTTTAAGGTTATCCAACATGGTGTAGTTTTGCTTCGCAAACCCTTGATAAGCCATCTGAATGCTCTCCATCGATGTACCCATCTTATTCGCATTATCTGACATATCAATCATGGCCATGTTTGCTGTTTCAGCAGCTTTGTTTGTATCACCGCCCAAAGACTGCAAGAGACTAGCTGAGAAGCCTGTCACGTTTTCCATATAGGCATTCGCTGATAGACCTGTGGTCTTGTAGGCTTCGTTAGCATACCCCTTCACCTTGTCAGCAGAACCTTTGAAAAGAGTTTCGATACCTCCGAGAGATTGCTGAAGCGCAGCTCCCTCATCTAAAGTAGCCTTAAATGCTTTACCAATCCCTGCTGCAACGATAACTTTTTTTATTGTTGCCATCATGCTAGAACCTAATGACTGTCCAGCACTTTGTCCTGCTGCACTCGCTTCAGGATTGAGGATTGATTGGATTTTACCAGTGATGCCTCTAGCTGAGGGTATCAATTGTACATAAGCCTGTGCTATTTCTGTAGCCACTAATCCTCACCTCCTATTTTTTCTAAAATTTTCTGACGATATTCTTCAAAGTCCTCACCAGAATCAAAGATCATCTCCTTGCTTTCTTTAGCTTTAGTTTTTCCTGTCAGTTCCTCTGCAACCATTAATGGTTTGTTAATTCCTTTCTGACCATCTGTTGTTTTAAACCAAACAAGAGCAGAAAGCCTATCAAGCACGCCCGCAAGCAAAAAGGTTTCAAAAGGAACTTTGCTGTTGGTCATTGCTAGTTTGATTCGTGAATCATCTCTCAGACCAAAAGCAAAAACAGCTACCTGGTCGGCAGGTAACTGTCTGTAATCAAAAATTCCATAGGTTTCAGCTAAATCGCAGATAAGAGCGTCTTCATCTGTTTGAATCATTCTAGCAAGGAGCGCTATTTTTTTAACTGATTCTGACTTGAAAAGATCTCACTAATTTCTGCTCCCATCTTGTCTAAAGGAACAATTCCATCCGCAGTTCGCACATGATTTTTCAAATCTTCCGATTTGTTGCCAAGCATAAGTTTGACTACTTTTGGTAAAACTGCCGGATTTGTATCTACTTCAGCGATTGCTTCAAGCAACTCATAGTTTTCCAAGCGCTCTTTTGTGATTTCAAAAGCAAATCCGGTCGAAGTCACCCCACGGATTGTTTTAATCTGTGGGGCAGCTTCTTTATTTTTCTTTTTGCGATTTTGTTTTGACATAGTTAAGCTCCTTTGATGTATTCATAGTGTGTGTCATCAGCAGCGTTAGGAAAAGCAGTTACTGTCGTACCGTAGCCAAGAACACTTCCATCGTTATAAGTGATTTCATCGATGGCAGTTACCTTTCCTGAAGGGATAACAATACGTTTAAGTACACCACCTTTTAGGACTGTTTCGATGACCAGACAGTGATGTGGCAATTCTTTTGAATTTGCCTTAATCGTAATTCCTGATGACAGATCACCGGAAACATTATCTGGTCCATAGACTTCCTTCAAAACATGTAGATTCAATGCTTCAATAAGCATATATTTGAAAGTGTCTGTTTTTTCTTTTTGAACTGAGCTTACAACGACACCGCCCCAAGCTTTGATATTTTCTGACTCAGGGGAGTTACTGTTGGTCATACCTTCATCTGAAATATAACCTAGTGCTTCAAACGCCTGATCTAACTTTGTTGTTGCGTCTGTCGGCAGTGCTGTTCCAAGAGGTGCAGAATACACCGCACCTCCGATTTTAGGTTTTGCAGTCGTTACATTTGCTTCTGTAGCCATTTAATTTCTCCTTTTAAAAATAATTAATATCAAATACGGCTTGATATCGATATTGTTTTGTTTCAGTGTCCGTAAAATTGTAATCACTGTTCAGGTGGACACCACAGATTGAATCTAATTCAATCAATCCTTTAACAGCACTTTTCACTTTCACATTGAGCTCTGCAGCCTTCTGCATAGTTGGGGCATAACTTTGGAAAGCAAAGGTCGCACTACCAGAATGATTTCGCTCCTTACCACCAGTTTTTTGAATAATGACAAAGCTATCGGGAGCTTCAGCTTCATGCTCAAAAAATGACGGTACATCTAAATGACCGTCAAGATATTTCTTGATAATAATTTCAATCATCTAATGCACCGCCTTCAACAAAGTGTTATTTTTCAAATTATCCCTCTTCGCTTTTCGCGTAGATGGATAAATCATAGCATTGGCTCTTGTCTTACCAACGTGGCTATCTTGTTCATAACCAGGACCACATCTTTTTTTAATGGCCGTTGCTTCTTTGTTCAGAATATCCTGGATCTCTTTTGATTTCAAAAGAACTCCTACACCCGCACCGATAAGCTTGATTTTTGTATTACTCATACGCTTCAACCATCACTTTCTTATTCCATTCCAGAGGCATCATGGCTTCAATGCCTTCTAAAGGAATGCCAATCGTGCGCCACTTGCGCCCAAAGAAACGAACCTCACGGTCTTTCCACTCGTTCTGGTCGCCTTTTGGTATGCCTAGCGTATAAGATGCCTTCTTTCCAGTCAAATTGAGCTGATTCGTGACATCTTCTGTTGAAGCTGGAACAACCAGAACATTATCTACTTGAATTTCAGTATTCTCATAGATGGGATGCCCAAAGTCATCCTTTCCAGTCTTGTTTTTTCCAATCAAAGTTACAGTAATTCCTTTAATCCGTCCCATAGATATCAATCACCCCATATCTTTGCTTTTTGAGGCCCAGACGTTTCAATTCTGAATCCTTGATAAAGAGACCACCGCCAGGCACTAGATAAGAACCACTCACTGAATAACCCAAGGCACTTTCAGCAAATTGAGTCATCGGCTCCTGCTCAGTTGAGGTCATTAAGGTACGAGCTACCACATCCACGGTTACAGACTTGACTACTATGGCAAAAGATGGATCAGTAGCCACTAACCCATCTAAATCTTTGCCAACTTTTTTAGCTTCAACGCGAAGAGAATGAGAAACAACTTCCAACAGCGCTTCGGCTCGTTTTTCCTCATCGAATTTCAACGCTCGCCACAATTTTTTCAAATCTTCGACTGTTGCAAAGTTTTCCATTTCTACCTCCAGTCAAGCGACTACTGGACTTCAGTGTCCGCTTGTTCAATCAGCGAAATCAATTCAGTTTTTGTGGAGCGGCTATCATAAGTAATCCCTTTTTCATCAAGGATTTCTTTCAATGCTGCGTTGGTCAATGAGTCCAAAGGTTTGTATGCTGCAATTGGAACCCAATCACCCCCAGAAATTTCTGTGTTAGTGTTGATTGTTGCTCCTGTCTTTTGGTTTACATACTCAGCCATGATTAACCTCCCGTTTTCACGATACGAGCGAAACTAGCAGCATCCATGATACCCCATCCAATGTATGCTTCGCAACGGATATAAATCTGGTTATACCCTTTAAGGTCGCGACCGCTATTGTCAGGATCACCATACTTGATGATTTCCATTGGAACTTCTTTTGCATATCCCCATTTGAACATAGTTTCGAAGTCTCCAACGATTGCTGTGTTTTTAGGATCTGTTTGTGAGTAGGATACAGTACGGTTTTTATCCACTGTCAAACCATTGATTGCTTCAGGTACACCACCCCATGCCAATTCAGGATACAATTTCCCACCTTCAGCATTTTTCATTTTAGAGAGTGCAGTGGTAAAAATAGGGTCCAAAATTGCTCCAGTGATGTCGCGTTCTGATCCATCAATCATACCAACAGCATCTTCCATGCTTTCATCTGGGTTAGTATCTTTGAAAGGTACTGTTTGAGTAACTTTTTTGTCAAAGCAATTATCACCAATAATAGTAGAGGCTTGTTTTGTTCGTGGATTAATACCATGAATACTCATGATATCAAGACCACGAGCTAATTTTTTAGAAAAACCTTCAACAAAATCAGTGAGCATATCAACTTTTGCTTCTTCAGAAGCATGTAAAAATTCATCAGATACACGGGCACCGTATTCAACTTTGAGCGGCACAATAGTTACAGGTTCGAGGCTTACACCACCATGAGTCTTTTTGCCATTTTCTGCTACAATATCGATATCAGAATCGAAATCGAAAATGAACTCCTTTTGTCCATTAAACGGAATTGGTTTTTGAGGGCATAGCTTAGCGATTGACGAATGACCCTTCACCTTGTTGATTACCTTTGTTACAAGTTCTGGATCAAATAGATTTCCTTTTGAAAGTTGAGCTTCTGACATATTTTTTCTCCTTTAATCTTCGATATTTAAATTTTGAACCAAGTTTCTAACCATAGCTCTGTCATCATCCTCTTTAGGGAAAATTGGTTCAGTTGATTTTACTGGTGCAATTTTACTTACTGGTTTCATAAACCCAGCTAAGCGCTCTGCATCAGCTTTCAAGCTTTCTTCATCAGTTCCCTGCAAACGATCTGCAAGGTCGTAAGGCAGTCCATGTTGCAAAGCTACTCGAGTTCGCAGACTAGCCGTCTCATAACCAGCGATTTGATTCTGCATTTCTTCAAGTTGCTTGTCAGCATCCGCCTTACTTTGATTGTTAGCTTCGATTGTTGACTTCAAGCCGACATTTTCTGTTTCCAATTCTGTAACTCGAGATTTGAGCTGGTCATAGTCACTATACTTCGCTTTCTCACGAGATAAACGATCCTTAATAGCAGCATCAAATTCTTCTTGTGTTGTGATTGGTTTAAATTCTGACATTCTCATGTCTCCTTTCTCCTGCTTTCCCGGCAGTTCGGTAATTTTGGGCATCAAAAAAAGCAGTCACAAAACCGCTTATTTTAATAACTGATTTTTTGCTTTTTCTTAGGCTTAGTCGTAGCACAAGCCCAGTGCGCAAGCAATGCACTATCCATCAAAGAAATATCCATATCGTCAAAGTGCGATCGATATCCAAAACCACCATTCGAACCAATATTCCGCTTATCGCAGTTAGTGGCTACTTTTGATAGCGATGGCTGGCCAGCGTGACAGATGGTTTTCTGGTAAATTCCCTGTTCCCAAAGAGCGTTGGCCACGATGATTTCTTTCACCGTCGGAAGAATCACATTCTTGATTCTGTAGTCCTTCAACTCTTCGTCCAGTATCTTTTGCCCACTTGCGCCATCGATGACAATTTGAGCCACGTCTGATTGACGCAGGAAAGCAACCATCCACTCATTCCCATTACGAACGGATTGACAATCGACTGTCTCGATAAAGAAACGTCCATCCTTGGTTCGTGCAGCAATACTCAATGCCACATTCGTTCCATCTTGGCCATACTTGATACCAACAGACAGCTTGCCAGACAATTCTGGAATATCGTCCACCTTGAGCTCATTCCACTCAGTTTCAGAAATAGCAGATTTCTGGTTGTAAGTCGGCCAAAATCCCAAACGTTGAATATTATGGTCCAGCTTATCCTCACCAAGCTCTGCTTCAATCTTACGCTCATTTAAGTGATAGCCCATGGATGGATTGGAATTATACCAGGCTTCCACATCGTCAATCTCCTTTTCATCAGAAACTGACCACTCAGCCCAACCAGAATACTTCCCTTTTCCAAACAGACAAGTCTCACGATACTTAGTAAAGACTGTTCCGCTTGATACTGGTGTTGGAGGTGTCCCACACATAATTGTGATAGGATTCTCACTATCCGTAACCGTGTACTTCAAAGCAGATTCTTGCTCGGTCGTGTACTCCTGAGCCTCGTCAATGATCAGCATATCAAAACCTTCACCAAGACCACCATTTGATGTCCTAGTACGGAATTGGATAACACCACCTGTTGAATAAAGTTCAATACGCTCCTGCCCCTTCGCTCGAATCGAATTGAAATCCTCACCATCCACATACCCCATTTTTTCAAGGTATCGTTTTACCTTTTCGAAAGAGGAGTGAGATGTAGAAATCCGGTGAGCCGTATGTAGGATATTTAATCCCTTATGCAAGCCCCAAATTTCTAAAATATAAAGGATTTCAGATTTCCCATTACGACGAGGAATAGAGTAACCAAACTTCTGATGCACCCAAAGACCATTCTTATCAATGGCCATCATTGGTAACAAAAGATTTTTCTGCCATGCGTAACAAGAAAGGCCTGTCCGCTCGTAAAGTTCAATCGCTTCTTTAGCTTTTGAATTTTTCTTGACGTATTTTAAAATCACCGATTGAGTAGGATTCTGATTGCCAAGTTTCTTCTTCCTCGCCATTCTATTTTCCTTTCAATCGTCATCGCATGATAACCCTGTCGCTGGGAGATATCGGATCACCTCCTAGATACTGTCTAAAATATTCAGATACTTTACTTCTTCGTATGTTTCTGCAAAAATATCAGGCTTACATGGATAAAATTCACCTTGAACTCCTTTGATAACATAATCCCCTTTTTTGGCCATCATATCACCTTCAAGTGTAGAAATCCATATATTTCCAAGTGCATCAAACCAAATCTTATTATTTTCTGCAAAGTCAATTACTTCTTTATAGTTATTGCCGTTCCAACGCACCGCCTCAACCACAACAGGTTTCTTTCTGTACTTCATTTTCCAACTCCTTTCAAAGCATAAGAAAAGCACCTAACTTCAAATCCAGTTAAGTGCTTCTATTTAATCGGTTCACCCATAGCATAAGCTTGCTTAGCTTCTACTAACGTCATCTTGTTTGGACCACCATCAATATTGGTTTCACCCGTATTTTGCCAATTACAATGATCACAAATATCATAAACAGCAGTCAATGTTCCGCAGACCGGACAATGTACATACTCTTCATCATTGATCATCACCAAGTTGCCTTTTCCAATCTTGCTCAAAATAATTCACTCCTTCCTCTGGTTTTAGGATCGTTGTAACACGTCCCCTTTTGTTATCACCCAATGCAAATATGTTTTTGTCTAAATCATATCTTACACGTCTGTATTCCGTATCATAACCAAGTACATTATCGCCAATAGGTTCACCTAAAAGTGCCCTCCCTAGTTCAAGATACTGCGCTTGTGTAATATTACCAAATTCTTCACTATGCTTTCTAAAATGCCCATTGAAAGATTTTTCAGTAGGAAAGCTAGCCTGAGACCAACGGACGCGGTCTTTTAATTCTTGATATCCCTCACCACCATTATACTTCAAATCCTGAAACTTTGCTAGTGAAATAGGAGCATTTTGAACTCCTAAAACATCAACTATTTTCTTGTATTCCTGAATATCTGCTTTGCGATTATTATCACGCACATCAATATTCATTTGCTTACGGATTTCTAGCTCATTTGAACTATCCTTGCTGAATTTTTTAGTCCAAGAATTCTGACGTTTCCCGTTTTTAGGATGATAATCAATTACACAAGTACAATGCTGATGTCTTCTGTAGAAATTCGCTGGTTCTTCACCATATATGTAATTTCCTACTAAACTATCACACCATTTGCAACAACGTCCAGTAGAGCGTCTACTGATCGTCGGTACCAAGCCAGTTTTAGCATGAAACTCCGCGTTCTTCCGGATACTATCATCGATAATGGACTGAGTGAAATTCACAATAGGTTCACCAAGCAACCAACTGACATCCTCAAAATTCTCCTCAGACGAAAAGCGATTGACAATTCCAGCGATTCGATCCTGATTCAATTCAGGGACTTGCACTTTGAGACCGATTTTGGCTTCATCGTTCAAATTCTTCTGAACATCACTAGCATAACCACTCACAAGCTCGTGATTTCGTCCTAGCACGTCCGTCAGTAAACGTTGAGCGATATTGTAATACATTTTACCATCTGGTAATTTATCGGCGCTCAGAGACATTCCTAGAGCCTTAGAGAGAATTTCGCCAATTTCAATCGCAAACTCATTTGCTGTTTTGTAAGTGGCTTTTTTTGCCTTCAATGTAGCAAAAGCATTTCTGACAATCTCGCTCTTGCCAAAATCTCGTTCAAATCTATCCTGAACCTCTTGCAAGATACCAGGTAAAACATCATTCTCCATTTGAACCACCCTCGCTCACCACTGGCTTAGCTGACATATCTCCAGCGATACCAGTAAGGTCTCGAATTGTCTCCGCATTGATGTAACCAGGCAATGCCTGATTCAACTTCACAACACCGTCACCAATCATAGTCATTGTATTCGCATCCGCTTCAAACAATGGTTCCCACTTAACAGTGGTTCTCACAAATTGGCTCCTAGTATAGCGAAAATCATCACGCAAACATGCTGCAACATAGGCCACATTAAGCAAACCTGCTCCAAGCGACCTCTGAGCCTTGCGACCAGCCAGGCGCAAGTTCTCATGACTAGCCTTGATAGCTTCAACAGATGATGGATTGTCAGACACAAAGCCCAAATCATCCAAAGTCAAGCCCATTTCACCAGCAAATCCAGCAGCGGCTGTTCTGAGCTGTTCTGTGAAAGGTGACATGCTAGCAGTAGTAAACTGTCCAACGCTCGGTTTCTCTCCTTTGTCACTAGAAGAAATCGTCAACAAGCTTGATACAGTGGCTTTCCATTTCTCCATAGGTTCTGCATCAGGATCAAGTCCAAGAATGTATTTCTGTGGCCATGAGTAGAACTCAGCAGTTATATCCGCCCGTTCCAAAGTACGCTTAGCGTATTTCTGATAATACATCCCTGCCCTGGTAATACGAGACCGACCAAACGGACGGACCGCATCAGGACGATGAATGACCGGAACCAGCAAAGGAATACCTGTCTCATTCGTAACCGAGTAAGGTTCCCCATCTTTCGGAATGAAGTGAGTAGCATTAGGCTCGAAGTAAGCTTCAAGCGTTGGACGATTGTAATCATCACGAGCCAACACCGCATAACCTTCCACAAGCAATCCAGTGATAGGATCAATAACACCCGTCGCATTGCTTGATTCAATGACTTGCAACCTCACCTTATCATCTTCACCCTTCGAAATGTAGACGAAACTACACGAACCAATCAGCGCAGCTAAAATAGCACTATCAAAAAAGATGTCAGGATTGTTCCGATTAAAGATTTCTGTAACATTAAAATCATCGTTAGCAAATTCCCTGAAAATCAAACGATCTGCAAGACTATCAACGCCCTTTGCAGCCCAACCAAGAACAGCTTGGTACTTCACCCTGATATGTGCAGGAATTGTGATTCCTGTAGGTGCTTCATAGTGCTGCATTGCATAATGCTTGTATCTCAGATTGACTCTACTCTGATAGAGATTCAACTTCCTCCTAAGATAATCAATGCCTCTCAATTCCAAACCGCTCTCCTTTCATTTTGATGATTTGGCGCGAGAAAAAATGTACAGTGACGGCGTGAAGCTCGCGAGCGCCTAGTGGGAGGGGGATACCCCCCTATACTTCGCTAGGTCTTGCTTCACACATATCTGTTATTTTTTTCAAGATTTAAGTATTCAAAATTATTTTTGACATTTTTAAAAAATGCTGATTATAAAAATTTT